AAATTTGTGGATCCTTGTCGTGGCGAGCATTTATGGTATAAAGGGTACACAAATATTTAGAAACGGAGGAAAAAAATGAGAAACGATTTCGGAACAAGACCATACAAATCAAGATTTGGTGGTACAGCGATGAAAAAAGGTGGATCTGCTAAAAAGAAAAAGCAGGGATACAAAGATCGAAAAGATGAATCTATCGCTATGAGAATTCGTAAGAAAAGAACTGCTAAACAATTAAAAGATAGCAGAGACGAGTCTTACGGTAAGTTTGGTTCTAAAGCAAAAAAATCTGGAAAAATAAATAGATAATGACTTTAGAAACAAAAGGAATGGGAAATGTTTTAAAAAGTTTGTTAAAGAAACCTTTATCAACTTTTAAACCTACCAAACCTGTGTATCTTCAGAGTCCTGTTATAAAATCGATTAAACCTAGTATAGGTCCAAAGAAAAAATGACAAAGAAAAACTGGATACAAAAAGCAGTAAAAAAGCCGGGAGCTTTAAGAAAATCTTTAGGTGTAAAAAAAGGTCAAAAGATTCCAGCAGGTAAATTAAAAGCCGCTGCAAAAAAAGGTGGTAAGTTAGGCCAACGTGCTAGACTTGCTATGACGTTTAAAAAAATGAAAAGGAAGGCATAATGGCAAATACAAGTAGAATGAATAGACTTGAAGAATTAGGTCGAGTAGATGCTGAAAAAGCATTTAGTAAAAAAGGTAAAAAAAATCTTAAAGCTGAAAAGAAAAGAATTGTAAGAGAACTTAAGGCTAAAGATGGTAAAAGAGCTTTAAAAAAAGTTCCTCCACATAAAAAGAAAAGTTTAGGTAAATTACCTAGAAAAGTCAGAAATAAAATGGGCTTTATGAAATCTGGTGGAAGAGCTGGTTTTAGTAGCGGAGGAGCAGCTGTAAAAGGAATGGGTTGCGAAATAAAATAATGTTTAAAAAACTTTGGAATAAAATTAATAATTGGTTTACTCCTGAAGAACAGATGGACCCACATGAAGAACTTTATACCAAAGTCCCTGAACCGGAAACTCCGGTTCATATAGAAGAACCAAAATCAAATCATTGCAGCGTCCATACAAGGTTTAGAAGACATTGTCCGGCCTGCGCAGGAGTAGTATAATGTCTAGACCAGGTTTATATGCAAATATTCACGCCAAAAGAAAACGTGGCGGCAAAATGAGAAAAAAAGGTGCAAAAGGTGCACCAACTGCAGCAAACTTTAAAAGAGCAAAACAAACAGCGAAAAAAAAATAATGGCTAAGTTATGTCCAAAAGGTAAAGCAGCAGCGAAGCGTAAATTTAAAGTTTATCCTTCGGCTTACGCGAACATGTATGCATCAGCTGTGTGTTCAGGTAAAGTTACACCAGGCGGTAAAAAAAACCGTAAGAAAAAAGCTAATGGTGGAATTATCGATATGACTAGAATGCAGATAATGTAATGGCCAAGAAAGGTTTAAGAGAATGGGTCAAAGAGAAATGGGTAGACATCGGAGCACCGAAGAAGGACGGCAAATATCAACCGTGCGGGAGATCGAAAGGATCAAAGAGGAAGTATCCAAAATGCGTCCCACTTGCAAAAGCCACACAGATGACAAGTGGACAAAAGGCGAGTGCTGTCAAACGAAAAAGAGCAGCCGGTAATCCTGGGGGTAAACCTACAAACGTTGCTACATTTGCCAAAAGAAAAAAAGCAATGTATGGTGGAATAGTCGATATGACTAGAATGAGAAATATATAATGAAGACTTTTACATCACCTAATCAAGGACAAACAGCTTTAACTTTACAACACACATCTGGATACAATGTTCCTGCGGGACATAATCAAGACGGTTATACTAACGGTGGAGATAGAATTAATATGGCTAAAGGTGGTAGAAGTGAAAACCCAATATCAAGAAATAAAAAAAACTACAGATCTACAAAGTCTGGAGCAGGAATGACACGAGCCGGTGTCAAAGCCTACAGAAGAGCAAATCCCGGTTCAAAACTAAAAACGGCCGTGACAGGAAAAGTGAAACCTGGATCAAAAGCTGCTAATCGTAGAAAATCATACTGCGCAAGATCACTAGGACAATTAAAAAGGTCATCAGCAAAAACACGTAACGATCCTAACTCACGAATCCGTCAAGCTAGAAGAAGATGGAAATGTTA